ATGCGCCACCTGCCCTACGAGGAGAAGCTGGCCATGATGGGCGAGTGCAAGCTGTTCGGTCCGGATGGCTTCCCCGTTACCAGCCTGTTCAACCGTGCCCAAGGCATCAACTACACCGACCGCATCGCCGCGTTCTTCACCGGCCAAGGCGTGGTGTTTACCGATTTGCTCAGCAAGGAGGCTGCATGATCGCCAAACAACCCAAGCCCAAGAAGTGCAAGAACCCGGCGTGCGGGGGCAGCTTCCCACCGCAGCGCCTGGGTCAGGCCGTGTGCAGCCCCAAGTGCGGCCTGGCCATCAAGGATGTGAATCAGGAAAAGGCGCGCAAATCGTTGGCCGATATCGGCCGCAAGGAAATCCGCGCAGCCAAGGAGCGGATCAAGCCCAAGGGTCAATACATGAAAGAGGCCCAAACCGCATTCAACGCCTGGGTTCGTGAGCGTGACGCGGCTCTGCCGTGCATCAGCTGCGGCCGACACCACCAGGGCAAGTACGACGCCGGGCATTACCGGACTGTAGGGAGTAATCCGGCGCTGCGATTCGAACCGCTGAACTGCCACCGGCAATGCTCGCCATGCAACACGCACAAGTCCGGCGACATCGTGAATTACCGCATCGAGCTGGTGAAGCGCATCGGCGCTGACAAGGTGGATTGGTTGGAGGGGCCGCACGACCCGAAGCGCTACACCATTGAAGACCTGAAAACCATCAAGGCCGATTACCAGGCGAAGACCAAAGAACTAAAAAAGGAAGCAGCATGAAGCTGATCAACGCAAGACAGGTATGGACAGAGTCGCAGCACGAATCGAACGCGTCGATCAGCGCTGTGGCAATCGACAAGGCTGAATCGGCACCGGTGAAGGCCGGCAACCGCATGCGTCGCCATGAGGCCGTGTTTGCCGCCCTGGGCGATGACAAGGAAGAACGTATCCAGATCGTTCGACAGAAAATCAGCATCAGTGAGACGCGCCGCACACCGATTGGCCGATCCACCGCACGCGCAGCGCATCTAGCCACCATCGGTAAGGTCCTGCGTGCCATCGACACACTGCCGTTCCAGGTGCAGCAGTTTGGGCATTACCTCTACCACCCGGCAATGACCATGCGCCACGTCATGAACGCTGTGCTGCTGATCACCGCCCACGCCAAGTTGCCAGACCTGACATCGGCCAAGCGCGTGAAGGCGCAGTACCTGGTGACTCTGGCGTTGCAATCGTACAAGGGCGAGGTCGTCGGGGCGGCAGAGTGGGGGCCGGCAAGGGTTGCCGCGGAGATGAAAACCTTCTTCGGGGTGACGATCGATCCGAAGAACTGGACGCGCGACTGGCTCGAACTGTGGGAATCCCTGAAAGAAGTGATCAAGGAAGTGGATATTCAGGCTCAACAACCGGTATGGCAGGTTATTCACTCGGAAAAAGAAGAAGAGGCGGCATAAACATATTGACATGACGGGGAATTGCGCGTACTTTTCCCATAGTGCGCAATTCACGCAACACGCACACGAATACCTGAACCCGGCCATCGAGCCGGGTTTTTTATTTTCCGCAGTCATGGCACAGTCATCCTAATTTCAAGGGAGTGATGTGCATGGAGATGTGGGAGCTGGTTAAACGAATTCTGGCCTCCGCCAATGAGGGGCAATCCTTTACTCCGTCACTCGCGGGGTCTGCATACCGCAGACATCTCGAGAGTCTTGGAGAAAGCGACCTTCCGTCAACGGAAGATGTTCGTCATTGGGCGGAACAGCTAGCAGAGCAAATGGAGTTCGTTGGCCTAATTGAGAATGCCTCAAATCCCAATCGTGGCGTTGGCATTCTTGGGGCGGTACGGAGAACCGAGTTCGGAGATGAGCTTTACGATGTGCTACAAGGCTCCAACGTGGTCTTACTCTTCGAGTCAATGCAGGCCACGATTGATGCTGGAGAGATCCGTAGAATTTTGCATCAACTAGAATCTTGAGTTCTCATACTTTTTAGACCCGGCCAAGCGCCGGGTTTTTATTGCCTCAATTTCACCTGTAGCCAGGGCAACCTTCGGGAAGGCCTGGACACTGATAAGCCGGCAAGTGCAGTGACACGAGAAAACACCGGCAGCCCGCGCACCCTGGCCGTACATGCTCCAGGGTTGCGCGAGACTGGATCTGCGAGATCGACGCAAAGGGGCGTCGACGCAGTGAAGGTCTTTGGCTGGCAGCGTGGGAAGACACGCAAACCTATTCAGGGCCTCGACATTGATCGGGGCTTTTTCGTTTTCGACTCCACCACGCCCATTGCTCCGAGCTGGGAGTGCTGCTGGAGCTGATTCAATTCACGTCATGCCAACGGAGTCGAGCGCATGGAGCTTCTCTACCGCCTGCTCGACAGGTTGGATACATGGTTTACAGCAGGGCTATTCGGGGCAATCGCTGCGAGCTGGTGGCACCGGGACGACCTGGTAGACCGGAAAGCCTGGGTGATCTTCATCTTCTCGGGCGCTGCATGCGCCCACTACCTGACGGGTTTGGTCAGCACCTACCTTGGCGTTGTCGAGCCTCGCAGCGTTGCCGGTATCGGCTTCCTGCTCGGCACCTTCGGCGGATCGCTGATCGCGGCAATCACCCGAGCCATCAAAGCCGCTGATCTCTGGGCGTTCATCCGCCAGCGGTTCGGGGGAGGCAATCCACCATGAACTACGAACTGATCAATTCCATCGCGGTCGGCCTGATTTCGTTGTGGGCGACCTGGTGCGTACTGAGCGGCAAAGTCAGGGACGGTATCCTCGGCAAGCTGATCTACTCGACGATCGCCATCAGCGGTTTCGTGGTGATGGTTCGGAGTCAGAACATCTTCTTCGGCCCGACCACAGCAGGGCTGACGCTGCATGTGTCTCTGGCCCTGGCCGGCGTCCGCCACATCTTCATGGTCACGTACTGGCAGCCGGTGAAAGCATGGCTCTGCCGGACGCTGAACTGCGAGCACTGCATGACCTGCGACAAGGTCGGCAAGGCATCAGAGAGAAAGACCCCGTGACTCTTCTTCGGATGGTCCCGATCTGGTTGTGGGTTGTCCTGGCTGCGCTGGCATCCATCAGCTACCTCTCGTGGCGGCTGGATACCGTGAAGGCTGATCGTCAGCTCGTTGCAATTGAGCGGGACACGGCCAATGCCAGGGTGACGTCGCTTGGCAACACTCTTCGCCTGCAACGACAAATCACTGATGACATCAACCGAGTCTCCGATGATGCGAAAGCCAAGACTGAACACATTACGGCTGCCGTTGTTATTGCTGATGGCCGGGCTCGCAGCCTGCAGCAGCAAATCACCGACCTCGTTGCCAGCCGAAAGTCCTGTACTGCCGAGGTTGCCAGCGGAAGCAAGGCAAGAGTCGACCTTACCGTTCTGCTCGCCGACCTGCGTAGAAGCGCTGACGAAACAGCGGGAAGACTGGCAGAGGCGCTTGATCGAAGCCGAATAGCTGGGTTCGCGTGTGAGGCTGCTTACACGGCCGCCCAGAGCATCAAGTAGCCCGCGACACGTTTCGCGAATCAGTAAATTGTGTCGCGACATTGGAGTGAGCATGACCAACGTAACCCGCCTGCATCACGCACTGCCGCTGAGTCCCGCCATCAACCAAGCGATCACTGAGCTGGATAGCACGATTGCCAAAGCGATTGACGCTGCCAAGGCCGCCGGCCTCCCTCAAGGATTGGTCGTATCGCTCCTGCACGGGCACGCCCTAATGCAGACCAACATCATGGTGAGCTGAATGACCGTCAAGGTTCTGGAGTTTAAGCGTGAAGGATGGCAAGACGCTGTCCGTACGCTGCGCAAGATTGCCGATGACCTTGAGTCGGGTGAGCGTGAAGCCTGCTCGGTGGGTGTGATCGGCGTGCTCACAGAGAGCGGCCGCATCGACGTGTACGGGTTCGACCCGATGGCCGACGACATGCAGTCGCTAGCATTACTCCGGTTGGGTGAGCAGAAGCTGATCGATGTGTTACCGGAAGTTATCCACTAAGTTGAATAAATTACATACGCAGCCTGTGGAAAGTTCTGAAAAGATCGCTAGGCTCTGCTTGATTTCGAAGTCAAGGAGAGGCTAATACCATGCCCAAAAAAATGAATTTTGCGATTGCCGTACTCTGCTCTATGTCTGTCGAGTCTACTTTTGGAGCCGGCGCTGACAGCTACCCAAAAGTCACAAAGTACCAACTCGCATTTGAGAATAAAAACACTACTGATGAGCAGATGAATGCAGCGTTAGAAGATTATAAAGAGGTAAGCGTGTTCTGCCGAGATGTTCACAATCTCTACGAAAAAAACTCAAAAAGAGCTGAGAGCTGGAGACTTGGGATCGGCCTCTCTGGTGGGGTGCTGGGAGTCACAGGAGCGATATTGGCTGCGGCTGGCACAGGCGGTATTGCCGGAGGTGTAGCTGCCGGTCTTGCAGGCGTTGCAAGCACAACCTTGGGAAATGCTAAAGACGGTCCGCTTGATACAAGCTTCTATTCCAGTCAGCGTGCACTTATCGCAAAATCAATAACCACATCCGCAGTGAAAATTGAAAGCTCTAACAGCGCTATCGAAATTCATAAAACTACGCTTGCTCTGGCGGCTTTGTGTTCCACGCCGGCTCCAGCCTAATGCGCATGCATAGAACCTTATAAACGCGATTGAATACAAATTGAATTGATTGGAATGGAGGGCGCCGATTGAACAGGCCGTACCCATCCCCCTCGCCAATTGACCTTTCCGAAAAGTCCGACCTCAATATTCGCCTAACTCCAGCGCCTGAGGTCTGGGATTGGCTCCAGACCGAGATCCTGGCTGACTCCGGCAGCATTCATAACGAAGACCATGCCCATCTACTGGATGCAGACATCCAAGTTATGTGGGCGTCGTCGAGCTTCAACAAGCAAGGCCGCACTGTCTTGGGCCAGGCCGAGCAAGTGGCGTTCCGCGCCGGTGGTTGGCAGAAAGCCCGGATGGAACAGCAGATGCGTGATTGGTTCGGGGATGTGCCGGCCTTCATCATCACCTTGGCTGCTGATTACTGCTCGACATGCAGCGACGCTGACTTCTGCGCCCTGATAGAGCACGAGCTTTATCACATCGCCCACGCCAACGATAAGTACGGTCAACCAGCCTTCACCAAGGAGGGAGCGCCGAAGCTTGAGATGCGCGGACACGACGTAGAAGAGTTCGTCGGTGTCGTCCGCCGTTACGGTGCAAGCCCTGACGTTCAGGCGTTGGTGGATGCCGCAAACAGTCCTGCTGAGGTGGGGAAATTGAATATATCGAGGGCCTGCGGAACCTGTCTGCTCAGATCGGCCTGACCCCTGACAGACCTAAGACGGAATTTACCCTATGGCAGCCCTGAACAATGAGGTGAAAGGCTTCATGGTTCAGGCCTTGGCGTGTTTCGACACTCCTTCGCAGGTTGCAGCGGCTGTCCGAGAAGAATTCGGCATTGAAGTCACTCGTCAGCAGTGCGAGGCCCAAGACCCCACCAAGCGCGCCGGAAGAGATCTGGCGAAGAAGTGGGTGACGCTGTTTCACGACACCCGCAAGCGCTTCCGCGAAGAGACAGCTGATATCCCGATCGCCAATCGTGCCTTCCGCCTCCGTGCTATGAACCGCTTCGTGGAGAAGGCCGAGACGATGAAGAACATCGGCTTGGCCATGCAGATTCTGGAACAGGCTGCGAAAGAAACTGGTGACATGTACGTCAACCGGAATCGCAAGGATGAGCCTGACGACGAGCCGGCAATTCCGACCCGTATCCAGGTCGACGTAGTGGATGCGAGGAAGCCGAATGCCGAGCCTTAACGTTCCGCAGTCTCACTTCCTCACGCTGCCACACAAGTTCCGCGCATTCGTTGCAGGGTTCGGCTCAGGTAAGACCTGGGTGGGATGCTCGGCGCTGTGCAAACACTTCATGGAGTGGCCCGGCGTGAACGCTGGCTACTTCGCACCGACTTACCCGCAGATCCGGGACATCTTCTATCCAACGGTGGAAGAGGTGGCCCATGACTGGGGACTGAAGACCAAGATCAACCAGGCGAACCACGAGGTTCACATTTACAGCGGCCGGCAGTATCGCGGCACTGTCATTTGCCGGTCGATGGAGAAGCCGCAGACCATCGTCGGCTTCAAGATCGGCCATGCGCTGGTGGATGAGCTGGACGTGCTGACGTCGATCAAGGCGCAGCAGGCCTGGCGCAAGATCATTGCCCGGATGCGTTACAACCTGCCCGGACTGAAGAACGGTGTTGACGTAACCACGACGCCGGAAGGCTTCAAGTTCGTCTTCCTCCAGTTCGTGAAGCAGCTGCGCGACAAGCCGAAGCTGAATGAGATGTACGGCCTGGTGCAGGCGAGCACGTTCGACAACGAGCTGAATCTGCCAGGCGACTACATCGAATCGTTGATGGAGTCGTATCCGCCGCAGCTGATCCTCGCCTACCTGAACGGCCAGTTCGTCAACCTGACGTCCGGCTCGATCTACCACACGTATGACCGCAAGCTGAACCAGTGTTTCGACACCGTGCAGGCGGGCGAACCACTGTTCATCGGCATGGACTTCAACGTCGGCAAGATGGCGGCGATTACTCACGTCAAACGGGAGCAGGGTCTGCCCCGTGCAGTCGATGAGTTGATGGATGGCTACGACACGCCAGACATGATCCGTCGCATCAAGGAGCGCTACTGGGAGCACACCGGCAACGACTACAAGAAGACCTGCGAGATCCGAATCTACCCGGATGCCTCTGGTGATTCGCGCAAGTCGGTCAACGCCAGCGTCACCGATATCGCCATGCTCAAGCAGGCGGGTTTCACAGTTATCGCGCCGGCGGCTAACCCGCCAGTCAAGGATCGGATCAACGCCATGAACGCCATGTTCTGCAACGCGCAGGGTGAGCGGCGTTACCTGGTCAACCCGTTCACATGCCCGACCTATGCCGACGGCCTTGAGCAACAGATCTGGGCGCCCAACGGCGAGCCGGACAAGAGCCAGGGCAACGACCACGCCAACGATGGGGGTGGTTACTTCATTCACCGCGAGTACCCGATTATCAAGCCGGTCACCGCTATCAAAATGGGATACGCCCGATGAGCAACGACGTCTCCTTCAAGCGGGCGGACTACATCGAAGTGCTGGAGCGCTGGGCTACCGTGCGCGATATTTGCGCCGGCCAGCATCGGGTTGTTTCTCGGCTGCCGTACATCAACGCACACGACAAGTCGCCGGAAAACATCGACCGGAACAAGTCCTACCGCGAGCGGGCGGTGTTCAAAAACGCCACCGGCCACACACGCAATGGCTTGCTGGGCCTGGCCTTCCATAAAGACCCGACGCTCACCGCGCCGAAGAAGCTGGAGTACCTGCAGGACAACGCCAACGGCTCCGGGGTGAGCATCTACCAACACTCGCAAGGTACGCTGGAAAAGGTGCTTGAGGCGGGCCGCCACGGCCTATACGTCGATTACCACCAAGATGACGATGCTGGTGGTCACTCGGTGATCCTGTCGTACTGCGCCGAGGACATCATCAACTGGCGCACCGGCATGGTGAACGGCCACAACGTGCTGACGTTGGTCGTGCTGCGTGAGATGCCGGAGGTTGAGGACGGCTTCGGATTCAAGGTGGTCGAGCAGTTTCGTGAGCTTGCGCTTGAGCCTGAAGGTTTTGTCTGCCGAGTTTGGCGTCGCTCTGGTCCGAGAGGTGGTGGCCCACTTGAGGTCACGAACACATTTATTCCGGAGGGCATAACCGGGCGCCTCAAAGAAATCCCGTTCACATTCGTCGGTGCACAGAACAACGATCCAACAATCGACGAGTCACCGCTGTACGACATCGCAATGATCAACCTGGGGCATTACCGCAACAGCGCTGACTACGAAGACAGCGTCTTCTGGTGCGGTCAGGCTCAGCCATGGATATCCGGCCTGGATGAGCAGTGGCGCGACCATATGGAGAAAAACGGCGTTTACGTTGGCTCTCGGGCGCCGATGCTGCTTCCGGCTGGCGGCCAGTTTGGGTACGCGCAACCACTGCCGAACACTCTGGTGAAGGAGGCCATGGCCGACAAGAACCAGATGATGATCGAGCTGGGCGCACGAATGGTCGTCGCTTCATTGGCGGCCAAAACGGCTACCGAATCTCGCGGCGATCAATCTGCGTCGACATCGGTGCTCGCCGGCTGCGTGGCAAACGTCAGCGAGGCATACACCCGGGCGATCATGTGGTGCGGCCTTTACATGGGCATCACCGACAAGGTCGCATACCAGGTTAATCAGGAGTTCGTCGAGCTGACGGCTGATCCGCAGATGATCACGGCCTTGGTTGGCTTGTGGCAGAACGGTGGGTTCGCGAAGGCGGATCTAAGGTCTTACCTGCGCAAACTGGGCTTGATTGCCCCGGAGCGTACAGACCTGCAGATCGATGGCGAGCTTCAAGAGCAGAGCGATGGCTTGGGCCTGGATGATGAGGTAACACCAAATGGCGGCAAACCAAGCAATCCTTGACGCCACGATCCGGCACGCGGTCTTCCTCGAAAAGCTGAAGACGGGGGAGGTCGGCAAGTTTGCACCTTTCCTCAAGGAGATTGACCGCTCGATCCGCGACCGACTCACCCAGTCGGACCTGACCGAGTACAACGTCAAGCGCCTGGAAACGCTGCTGAAGGAAGTCGACAGCCTGTTACTGGGCATCTTCGACCGCTACAGCGTGCAACTGAACCTCGACCTGATCGACATTGCCAACTACGAAGCTGAGTTTGAGGCGACGAGCTTGGCCAGGTCGGCGCCGGTCGGCGTGTCGCTCGATGTCGCGGCTCCCACAGCAGCGGCCATCAGAACAGCAGTGCTGACGAACCCGCTCAGCGTACGCGGCGCCGGCGGCGGGAAGCTGCTGAAGGCTTTCATCAAAGGTTGGACCACTGCCGAGCGTGAGCGCGTCACTGGCACGATCCGGCAGGGCTTCTTCGAGGGGCAGACGAACTTCCAGGTGATCCGCAACATTCGCGGCACCAAGGCTGCGAGGTACAAAGACGGCGTCCTAGCAACGACCAGCCGCAACGCCAGCACGGTCGTCCACACCGCCATTCAGCATGTGTCGTCACAGGCTCGCATGGAGGTGGCCAAGACCAATACCGACGTGGTGACCGAAATTGAAATGGTCGCCACCCTGGACAGCAAGACCAGTCAGACCTGCCGCTCGATGGATAAGCAGCGGTTCCCGGTCGACTCAGGGCCGCGTCCACCATTCCACCCGAACTGCCGCACCACGTTCATTCTGCTGACCAAGCTGAGCGATATGTTCGCAAAAGGCGCTACACGGGCTTCGGTTGGAGTGGACGGTGGCAAGCAGGTTAGCGCAGACCTCAGCTATTACGACTGGCTCAAGCAGCAGCCAGCGGCATTCCAGGATCAGGCAATAGGACCAATGCGGGCGAGGCTGTTCCGTGAAGGCGGCTTGTCTCTCGAGCGCTTTTCCGAACTGCAGCTTGATCGGAATTTCAAGCCGTTGACGCTCGCGCAGATGAAAGAGCTAGAGCCGTTGGCATTTGAGAAGGCTGGAATATAGCTAGACGAGTATCGAGACTGATATAAAACGCTCGTTATGCCAGTCAGTTACAACAACATCCATTTGCCCAAGGATTCAAAGCATCAACATGCCAATACTTGAAGATGACGTTAAAGCCTCAATGCGGGATTACCTTATTTCAATGGGCTACACGTCTGTCGATGCCAAGATGGGAACCCGCCAAGGATATGACGTTGAGGGTATTGAGCCCATCAGTGGAGAGCGCCTAGTCATTGAGTGCAAAGGGGAGGCAGGGACGGGCAGTCAACATGCTAGATCCTGGGGTAACGTTGCCAGTGCAATATTGACCTCCTTGAATGAAGTTGAGGCACCTCAAAATACGAACAAAGTAGCAATTGCTCTGCCAGACACCCCGGAGTACAGAGGGCGAACAACTCATCTACAGACTTTCTTTAAACGACAAAATATCAGCGTTTTCTGGGTTTCAGATGGAGGCAAGGTTTTGGAGTGGTAAGCCTTTAGAGCGTCACAATTACAGTCGTCGCGAAGCGTGACGCACATATAAGCCTCGGCATTAGTCGGGGCTTTTTTATGCCTGCAAAGCGGGCCGACTAAACCCAAGGGGTGCATCAACGTGGCAGAAGAAACCGAAATCGACCTGGAAAATCCGGCAATCAAGGCCGCTATCGCGACTGCCGTTGAAGCATCCGTCTCCGGGCTGAAAACCAAAAACAGCGAGTTGCTGGGTAAGCTGAAAGACACAACCGGCAAGCTGACCCAGTTCGAAACCCAGTTTGAAGGAATCGATATCGACGCCGTCAAAGGCCTGTTGAGTCGGGCCGGCCAGGACGAAGAAACCAAGTTGCTGACCGAGGGCAAGGTGGACGAAGTCTTCAACCGTCGGACCGAACGCCTGCGCGCTGATACCGACAAGCAACTGAAAGCAATTACCACTCGGGCCGAAAAGGCCGAAGCATTCGCCGCCAAGTTCCAAGGCAAAGTCCTGGGCGACTCTGTGCGCGGCGCAGCACTGAAAGCCGGCGCTCTGCCGGAAGCAACCGACGACATCATCCTGCGCGCCAAGGGCGTGTTCTCACTGAATGAAGAGGGCGAAGCGGTCGCCGTCGATGAGTCTGGCCAGACCATCCTCGGGAAAGACGGCAAGACCCCTCTGACCCCGCTCGAATGGGCGGAATCACTGCGCGAAAGCGCGCCTCACCTGTGGCCAAGGGCTTCAGGGACACAAGCCCCGGGCGGGGGTAGCGGCCAGGCTGCATTCAAACGCTCCGAAATGACCTCCGAGCAAAAGCGCGACTTCCAGCGCAAGCACGGCCAAACCGCATACCTGCAATTGCCTAAGTAAGGGGATTCACACATGGCTACAACCGTTAACAGCGACCTGATCATCTACAACGATGAGGCGCAAACCGCATACCTGGAGCGTGTCCAGGACAACCTCGATGTGTTCAACGCTTCGTCCAACGGGGCGATTGTTCTCGACAACGAACTGATCGAAGGCGACTTCCGCAAGCGTTCGTTCTACAAAATTGGCGGCTCGCTGGAACACCGCGACGTCAACTCCGTCGGCAAGGTAACCGCCAAGAAGATCGGCGCCGGCGAAGCTGTCGGCGTCAAAGCGCCGTGGAAGTACGGCCCGTACCAGACCACCGAAGAGGCGTTCAAACGCCGCGGTCGTCCGGTAGATGAGTTCTCCCAGATCATCGGCGCTGATGTGGCCGACGCTACCCTGGAAGGCTTCATCCAATACGCCACCGCCGCATTGCGTGCCGCTATCAGCTCCAACGCCGGCATGGTGGTCACCGCCAACATCGAAACCGATGGCAAGAAGACGCTGACTCGTGGCATGCGCAAGTTCGGCGACAAGTTCGGTCGCATTGCTCTGTGGGTCATGCACTCCAGCGCTTACTTCGACATTGTCGACGAGGCCATTGCCAACAAGGTCTACGAGGAAGCTGGTGTCGTGATCTACGGCGGCCTGCCGGGCACCCTCGGCAAGCCGGTACTGGTGACCGACACCGCTCCGGCGGACGTGATCTTCGGCCTGCTGCCGAATGCCGTGGTGATCACCGAATCCCAAGCCCCAGGTTTCCGCTCGTACAACGTGGACGACGAGGAAAACCTCGGTATCGGCTACCGCGCCGAGGGCACCGTCAACATCGACGTGCTGGGTTACAGCTGGAAGGACGCCGTCGGCGGCGCGAACCCAACTTTGGCGGCCGTTGGTTCGGCAGCCAACTGGGTCAAGCACTCCGACAGCGACAAGGTCACTGCCGGTGTGATGATCACCCTGACGACCACTCCTTAACGCTTACCCCAGACAGCGGCCAGAGATGGCCGCTATGGAGATTTCCATGGAACTCATATATTCCACTCAAAGCTCCGGCTTTGATCCAGATAAGCGCTATCGCAACCCGGAACACTTCGACCGACCAGAGGCGGACGTGACCGGGGTTGTTGTCGTCGGTGAATGGCCGAAGGTGGTTGAAGCCTACGAGAGTGTCGGCGTCGAAGTGACGCTGAAGGAGACCGAATCGCGCCAGGTACTGGTTGTAGGAGCCGCTGATAACTTGACTGAACTGCAAGAGCTGATCGGCAAACTGCAGATCGAAAGCAATATGGTCCGCGCTGTAATCGACGGGCTCGACGCTGGCGAAATTGAAAAGCCAGAAACCGGTGAGCTCGCAATCCGGCTGTTTCATGCGCTCGATGGCATTCGCCTACAGATGGCCGATCTGGTCGGTGTGCGTGACGATCTTGCAGCGGAAAACGAGACGCTGCGCAACGAGCTCGCCGAGTTGAAGGTGGATGACGGCGTGGAAGCCGAAGCCCTGAAGGCCAAACTTGACGCTGCGGGTGTGACCTACCGGACCAACGCCTCGAAAGAATCCTTGGAAAAGCTCGTCGCCGACCTGCCCAAGGCGTGATACTGCTGGCTGTCGGCAATCCGGTGGCCATTCATTCAAAGCTCAATCCAGCGAGTTGATCCATGACACTCATCATCGAGGACGGCACCGGCAAGCCAGACGCCGAAAGCTACGCGAGCGCCGCGGACCTGGTCCTGTACGCCGGCAAGTTCGGCGTGACCATCCCTGCGGACGAGCCCGCGCAAGAGGCGTTGCTTCGCCGGGCCGCCTTGGCGATGGATGGCATGACCTGGAAGGGGCGCAAGACGGACAGCGATCAGGCTCTGGCCTGGCCGCGCCGCGGGGTTGAACTGGACTGCCAGATCAAGCCCGACAACTACCTGCCCGCGCGTATCCAGTACGGCCAGATGGCCTTGGCCGCCGAGATTCATCAGGACGACATCGATCCGGTGGAGAAGCGCAAAGGTGCGATCACCCGGGAGCGCGTCGAGGGCGCAGTTGATCGCGAGTACGCGACGATCTCGAACACCAGTGGCCGGCTGTTGCCGGCGGCCCCGGATCGGCCGAGCGCCACGCAGTTTGCCGACTACCTTCAACGACGCGGGTTGTTTGCTGTCCGCGCATAGCTAAAACGGAGCCCCCATGGCCTTCTACGACGAAATGGCCGTGATGGCTCTGGAGATGATCACAGAGTTCGGCCAGCCCGTGACCATCCGGGCCATCACCGTCGGCGAGTACGACCCCGACACCGGTAGCGCACCGCCTGACACCATCACCGAGCAGACCGCCCAAGGCATCCTGCTCGATTTCACCGGCCAAGAATTCCAAACCAACAGCCTCATCAAGCAGGGCGACAAGAAGCTCAAGATCGCCGCGAAGGGGTTGTCGTGGGCGCCTGATCTGCTCAACAAGGTCGTCGTCCAAGGCCGCACCTGGTCAATTGTCCCACCGCTGAAAGAGATCAACCCAGCCGGCACGCCGATTCTGTACGAACTGCAGGTGCGATCGTGAGCCGGGCTGGCTCCGGGCAGTCCGGCAGCTTCGCCATGAGCCTCGCCGAGTTCGCGGCCCAAGCCACGGAAGCCATTGATGCAAGCTTGCGCGAGATCATCATCGAGGTCGGCAGCAGCGTTATCCGCATGTCACCCGTGGGTAATCCCGAGATATGGGCGCAGAACGCAGTGGCCAGCCAATACAACAAGGCCGTGGATGATCACAACAGTGACCTGCGCAGCGATCCGGCCAACCTGACAAAGGCTGGTCGACTTAAGCCAGGGCGCAAGCTGAACGACAGCATGGATATCGTGGCCCCTGAAGGCTACGTCGGCGGGCGGTTCCGGGCGAACTGGCACCTCTCCATTGATGTAGTGGAGAGCGTGACCTTTGACGAGGTTGATCCAGGCGGGCAAGCAACAATCGCTGCATTGGTTTCGGCTGTCAGCGACTTCACCGCCGGACAGACTGCCTACCTGATCAACAACTTGCCGTATGCCATTCCGCTTGAGTTCGGGCATTCGACCCAGGCACCCGGCGGCATGGTCCGCATCACCGTGGCCCGCTTCCAGCAGATCGTGCAGGAGACCATCAGGAACAACCAGATATGAGCCACAACATCATTGCCTCAATCTACGAGGCCAAGCTGATCAACTGGGCGAAAGCATTGCCGGTGCCGCTGAAGGTCGTCGTCGAGAATGAAGCGTATACGCCTGCGAACGGCGTGACCTACCTGAAGGCGTTCACGCTGCCGGCCGATACCGCGAGCAACACGCTCGGCGGCGACCACAAGCTGTACACGGGCGTGTTCCAGGTCAGCATCGTGACGCCGTCGGGCAAGTACCGCGGTGCAGCGGGCGTGATCGCTGATCAGATCGCCGCGCTGTTCCCTCTGTACGAGCGAAACACGAAAGGCGCATTGACCGTCGTGACCATGACGCCGGTTGACCCAGGCCCCGGCATTCCAGACGACACCACCTATACGGTGCCGGTTTCGTTCTTGTACCGAGCCGACACCAACTGAATTAGCCCGTTGGGCAAACCCAGAACCCGCCATTGAGCGGGTTTTGTCATTTCTGCAAAGAGGAAAACCCATGAGCGTCAAGATTCCCAACGGCACCACGTTCGAGATCGCAGCCATCCTGAGCACTTCCAAAGCGTTCACCGCTATCAGTAACGCCAAACCGGCGGTGCTGACCGCTGCCGCCCACGGCCTGGCCGATGGCGACGTGATCGTAATTGATTCCGCCTGGGCGAAGCTGAACGGTCGACCGGCTCGCGTCATCGACTCCGAAATCGGCGAGTTTGCGGCTGAAGGCGTAGATACCACCAGCGTGAAGAACTACCCGGTCGGTTCAGGTGCAGGCTCTGTCCGTGCCGCTTCTGGCTGGACGCAGATCGCGCAAATCACTGAGCCAGCTGCCAACGGCGGCGAACAGCAATTCCTCACTTACGGCTTCCTCGAAGACGATGATGACCGTCAACTGCCCACCACCAAGTCGGCCAGCAGCATGACGTTGCCGGTTGCCGATGATCCATCTAAAGCCTATGTGGCTCTGGTCGAGGCTGCCGACGAAGACAAAGAGCCGCGTCTGGTGCGCGCGAACCTCCCAGGCGGCGCGACCATTTACTACTACGCCTACGTGTCGATCACCGCGACCCCGACGCTGAGCCGCAACAACATCATGACGCGGACCATCACGCTGTCGTTCGCCTCCCGCCCAACTCGCTACAACGCCTAAGGGGTTCCCATGGCAAAGTTTTCCATCGCGCCTAAGCCGACGTTTACCGTCGATGTGGCCATCCCGCAGGTGGGCGGCAAACCAGCAATGGTGCCGTTCACCTTCAAATATCGCGACCGTACGGCGCTGGCTGAACTGTTCGATGCCTGGAAGGCAAAAGCGGAAGCCATTGGCGAACGCTTCAAGGGCACGGAGCCGACTCTGGTAGACGTGACTGCCGCCGAGGTTGAGCAAGGAGCCGATCAGATCAAGGATCTGGTTTTGTCTTGGGGTTTCGACGACAAGCTCAACGATGAGTCGATCACAGCCCTAGTGAAGAGCTGCGTCGGTGTTTCAGATGCCGTGGTGAAGGCCTACAGCGAAGCCTTCGGCAAGGCCCGTCTGGGAAACTGACCGCCGCTGCCCGCGCGCTCTACGAGGCCGACGGCGACCCCGAGCAAATGGCGATGTTCGGCTTCTCGCCAGAGGACTACGACGAAACCTTCGAAGTTTGGCCGGACAACTGGAAGGCCTTCCTCGTCATGGATTCGATGGGGACTCAGTGGCGCACAGGCGCATGCGGCGCAACTGGACTCGATTACGGCGTCCTTCCGAACGTGATGAGGCTTGTCGGTGTTTCGGCGAAGGATCGCCCAGGTGTGTTTCAGGACATCCGCGTAATGGAATCGGAAGCCATCGCGGTCATGGCCCAAGCCCGCGACAACAGCCCGTGAAAACGGGCACTTATTCAAGGTGAGTCGATGAACATTGCAGAACTCGGCATTAAGGTCGACTCGGCTGATGCTGCCCAGGCTGCGACCGATCTCGATAAGCTGACCAAGTCCGGTGAGCGTGCAGAGCAATCCGCCGTTGGCCTGATGAAAGAGATGGAAGCGCTGGAGAAGTCGTTGTCGAAAGGCGCGACCACTACGCAGGAACTGGCCAAGCAGCGCGAGAGTCTGGCGAAACTCACCAAGACCGGCGCTTATGGCGAGGCCGAATTCACCAAGATCACCGCGCAGCTCGATAAACAACAAGTGGCCCTGGCCAAGTCCACCCTGGACGAGCAGAAGGCCCTGAATAGTCTGCTCGGCGCGATCGACCCGGCACGCGCGGCCATGGGCAAGCTCGACACCCAAGTCGAGCAGTTGGGCAAGCACCTCGACGCAGGCCGGATCAGCCAGGACCAGTACAACGCGGCGTTGAGCAAGATCGACGGAAACTATGCGGCGCTGGAGAAAACCGCCACCGGTTTCGACCGGCTGAAGCTTGGCACCCGCCAGGCGCAGGAAAACGTCGTTCAGCTGGGCAACGCGTTGTCGTCCGGTGATTGGGGCAGCGGTGTTCGTGCCGTGGCTCAACTGGGCGCAGGTGCAGGCGCATCAGCTGCTGGCTTGTTTGCCATCCTTGCGCCGATTGCACTGGCCACTGCCGCCGTCGGCGCTCTGGCTGTTGCCTATTACAAGGGCAGTGAAGAGCAGGATTCCTACAACAAGTCGCTGGTGATGACCGGTAGTTTCGCCGGTGTTAGCGCTGGTCAACTGGGCGAAATGGCCCGACAGGTAAGCGCTACGGTGGGTACCACTGGCCAAGCTGCTGCTGTTCTCGCGCTGCTGGCTGACAACGGCAAGATCGCGGGCGAGAGTTTCACCGGCATCACCCAGGCCGCCGTTTCTATGCAGGAAGCGACGGGTAAGGCTGTCAGCGAAACCGTCGCCGAGTTCTCGAAGCTTGCCGACGATCCGGTGAAGGCATCTGCTGCACTCAACGAGCAGTACCACTACCTGACCGCCTCGGTTTACTCACAGATCGCAGCACTGGAAGAGCAGGGCGACCACGCAGGTGCTGTGAAGCTGGCGACCGAGCAATATGCGGATGCCATCAACGAGCGCACGCCGAGAATCCTCGAAAACCTAAGCTTCTGGGAGAAGGGTTACAACGCAGTTGCGCGTGCGGCTGACAACCTGAAAAACATCGGTCGCAGCAACATCGGCTCCGATATTGAGCAGGCTCAACGTGATCTAACCCGGGCCGAGTCTGGGGATGTTGGCCTGTTTCAAAACAAGCAGGAAATGATCGACCTCTACCGCAACCGGCTGAATATGCTGGAGGACCAGAAGGCCGCTGAAGCAGACATTGCCAAGTACGACGGCGAGCAGGCCAAGGCACAGCAAAGCGCAGTCGTGGCGATGTCCAAAGTGGACGCGATCACCAAGTCTTCGCTGACCAATGAGCAGAAGCGCGCCGAGGCGATCAAGGATTACAAGAAAAGCCTTGATGATATCCGGAAGGTAGACCCGAAAGACTCTCGGCTTGATCCGGCAGCAGTCGCCAAGAACATGGCGAACCTCAACGACAAATTTAAGGACCCGAAGGCTGCCGCAGGCAGTGCTGACCTGACCAGCTTCAACAACGCGAAGAATGTATTGGCCGAAACCCTGGCCTACTACAAAAACGCGGACAAGGAGCTCGAAGCATCGCAGCGGGCTGGGGTGATCTCTCAGGCCAGTTACACCGAGCAGCGCGTCAGCCTGCTGAAGCAACAGTCGGAAGAGGTTGCCCAGAGTTACCAGTCGGAAATCGATGCACTCGAAGCGGCCAAGGCAAAAAAGGGCACAACCGCGGCGCAGGTCATCCAGATCGATCAGAAGATCGCCGATGCCCGCAGCGCCATGGTCAAGGCGCAGCAGGATAGCGACAGCGAACTGTCGATCATCGCCACCAACGAAGAAGGTCGCCTGCGCAAGCAGATTCTTGCGGTCAGCGCGTACACCAGCGCACTGCAGCAACAGGTCGAGACACTTCGGCAGCAAGGGCTGCGAGCGGCTTCTGGCCTTGGCCAGGGTGATCGGCAACGTGGGCTGACGGATCAGCAGAATGGCATCGATGATCGCTTCAACCAGCAGAGCCTTGAACTGGCCAACCAGTATGGTGATGGCTCGCGAGGCATGAGCCTTGACGAGTACACCCAGAAGCTGGCGGCGCTGAAAACCACCCAGCAGGATCTGCACGACACTGTGCAATCTAACTATGAAGAGATGACCGCAGCTCAGGGCAACTGGAGCGCGGGCGCATCGTCGGCATGGCAGAACTACCTGGAGTCGGCGCGGGATGTTGCCGGGCAGACGAAAAGCTTGTTCAGCAACGCCTTCAGCTCGATGGAAGACGCGATCGTCAACTTCGCCATGACTGGGAAGGCGTCGTTCGGTGATTTCGCGAAGTCGATCATTGCAGACATGGCGCGAATCGCCACTCGGCAAGCCAGTTCCGCGCTGCTGGGCAGCCTCATCGGCGCAGGTGCGAGTTACTTCGCTGGCGGTGCGGGATCAGCAGCGTCAGCAGGATCGACTCAGGCAGGCTACAGCGGCGACCTATCTGGCTTCACTCCGGGCAGTATTCAGGCCGATGGTGGCGCTTGGTCGTCCGGCGTGCAGTTGTTTGCCAACGGTGCAGCCTTCACCAATAGCGTTGTGAGCAAGCCAACAGCCTTCG